GATGGTCAATGCTTCATACGCCAGGATCTTGTCGAGGATCACAAAAAGAAAATTAAGTGCTCTAAGATTTCCTTGGATGATAAGATAAGGATGTTTGAAGAATTTCTCAAAAACATTAAAGCATAAGGATTAAATGTTCAAGAAAGAAGTATTGGCGTCTGTTTCTTCGTTCATGAAAGAAGGAAGAAGAGATTCAGAATCTAATAATCTATCAAAAATAGATGCATTGTCGATTGAAGAAACCGAAAGAAAAATTGAAGAAGATAAGAAAAAGATATCGTCTATTGCCTCTATGATCGATATTCTAGAGAATAAACGAAAAATATTCGAATCCTTGGATAGATGATTTCAAAAGAAAACTAATTGATTCAAACTCACAGAATGTAATGAACCTAAAATAAGAAATGGAAAACTTCAGAAAGTTCAAAGAGAACATACTCAACACCATATCAGAAAAGATTGCAAAGAGGCTTCAGTCCAAAAAGATTGAAATGGCCAAAGAGATGTTTGGTGAAGAATCGATGGATGAAGTTCTATCACCATCAAATCCTATAGAGGATTGGATCGATGACTTCATTAAATCAGATGCCCCACAATTCAAAGGAAAATCGAAGGAAGAGAGGATAGAAATGGCTAAGGGAGCCTACTATGCCAACAAAAAGAAGTAACTAACCGCATAGTGAGTTTTTTGTTTTTATAAATAACTATGTATACAAAATCTTAACGTTAAGAATAAACCACAAACACATGTATAAGAAAACACTCATTGCAAAATTAAGCAAGGGACTTGAGGGGGATATCCTTTCTGCCTTCGTTGAAAGAGCGGAAGGAGTAGAAGAGGTAGAAGGTTCTTCTCTTCTTGAATCCTTGATGGCACTTCGCGAAGAAGTAGAAGAAAAGGACGATACCAAAAAGAAGGATCCTAAGAAAGGTTCAAAGGCCGCAGACAAGTCTGATCTTGATGACGAGAATGCTGAAGAAGTATGGAGCGACGAAGACGATCTGAAGTTTGTCGAGGAAGCAAAGAAGAAGAGGAAGAAGGTAAAGGAAGAGGAAGACGAGGAATGGGATGACGAAAAGGATCAGGAGTTCCCGGATGATGAGGATGAGGAAATGGAGGAGTCAAAGAAGAAGAAGTCTATGAAGGAGTCTGTTCTTTCTTCTGTTCGTGAACTCACTTCCGAAACCATCTCTGTTGAGGAAGATGTCAATGCTTTATTCGAAGGCGAAACTCTTTCCGAGGAGTTCAAAGAAAAGGCAACTACTATCTTTGAAGCTGCTGTGTCTGCGCGAGTAAGCGAATACAAAGAGCTTGTTAACGAAGCTATCGATGATGTTGTTGCTGAGGAAGTAGAATCTGTATCCGATGAACTCACATCAAAGATTGACAAGTATCTTGACTATGTAGTAGAAGAGTGGATGGAAAAAAATCAGATTGCTATCGAACATGGCATCCGCACCGATATCACTGAAGGATTCATCGCCGGTCTAAAAAATCTCTTCATTGAGAACTACATCGAAGTTCCTGAAGGAAAAGAAGATGCTCTTGATGCTACAATTGAAGAGAAATCCAAGATTGAGGAAGAGTATGAGGAATCAATCAAAAAGAACATCGATTTGGGAGAAGAGATCCAAGACCTAAAGAGAGGTATTATCATCTCTGTAATGTCAAAGGGTCTCGCTGATACTGAAGCTGAGAAACTCGAAGAACTCGCATCCGAACTTTCCTTCGACGGTGTATCTGAGTTCACAAAGAAAGTATCTCTTATTAAGGAATCCTACTTCAGAAAAGGTTCATCTGTAAATAAATTTACCGGTGGAGTTGATACTGAAAAGGTCCTTACCGAAGGGGTATCAAGAAACGTTAAGATGGACGCTTATGTCCAGAATATCGCTAAGTACTTAAAGTAAGTAATAAATTTAGAAAAAACAAAAAAACAAAGAGAAACATGGAACACATGCCACATATCTCAGAGCAGATCGTAGAGAAGTGGGCTCCTATCTTGGACCACCCTTCTTTCGAAAAAATCTCTGACCCTTACAGACGTGCAGTAACTGCTCGTCTCCTTGAAAACCAGGAAGCGGCTTCTCAGTCAAAGACACCAGGAATGGTATTTGAGTCTGCAGATATCCCCAACGTCTCTAATGACCTTTCTGGCGTATCTAACTCACTTGACAAGTACGATCCAGTTCTTGTTAGCCTTGTTCGTAGAGCAATGCCTAAAGTTATCGCTTACGATATCTGTGGTGTTCAGCCTATGACTGGACCTACTGGTCTTATCTTCTCAATGAAGAGCACATATGCTTCTTCAACCGTACCTAATGTAAGTGAAGCTCTCTTCAACGAAGCTAACACCTCGTATTCTGGTACTGGTACTCATGAGCCTTTCGCGGGTGGTAACCCAGCAACTGGTGCAAACACATCTCCTCTTGATGCTTTCACATCTGGTCTTGGTCTTTCCACATCTGGTGGTGAGCTTGACGATGCTTGGAACCAGATGGGATTCGAGATTGCAAAAACCACTGTTGGCGTTAAAACTCGTAACCTCAAGGCTGACTACACAACTGAGCTTGCACAGGATCTTAAGGCTGTTCACAACCTTGATGCTGAGTCAGAACTTGCTAACATCCTTTCAACCGAGATCCTTAACGAGATCAACCGTGAAGTTGTTCGCAACATCTATTCCATCGCAAAAGCTGGTGGTACTAATGAGAATGGTGTTGTTGATCTTGCTGTTTCTACTGGTGACATCAATGGACGTTACTTCGCAGAACAGTGGAGAGGACTTCAGTTCATGATTGACCGTGATGCTATCCGCATCGCAAAAGCAACTCGGCGTGGAAAGGGTAACTTCATCATCGTTGATGCAGAGACTGCTTCAGCAATGGCTTCACAGAAGATCCTTGATTACGCTGGTATCGTAGGTGACGGTGCTGGTCTTTCAGAGATCCCTGATGAGACTGTTGGTACTTTCGCAGGAACTATTGGTGGAAAACTTAAGGTATACATTGATCCTTTTGTTGACATCGCACAGAACTTCTATGTTGTCGGATACAAGGGTAATTCACCTTGGGACGCTGGTATGTTCTACTGCCCATATGTTCCTCTTCAGATGACAAAGGTTATGCATGAGAACAGCTTCCAGCCTTCTATCGGATTCAAAACCCGTTATGGAATCGCTGAGCATCCGTTCGCGGGTTCAACTTACCTTGCTAGCCCAAGTGCATCTACACTTCACGCTAATGATTACTACCGTATCTCAGTAATCTCAAACCTTATCTAATCCTCGGATTAGATCAAGATAAAAAGGGGGCTTCGGCTCCCTTTTTTTATTCCATTTTTTTGTTATATTAAATATAAATGTTAAAGTAAATTAACCTACGTATGCCCACATCAAATAACGTAAAAAATCTTAACACACTCAATACGCTTGTGTTTGAGTTTGTTCTATCGAGATCACCGAATCTCATATGGTTTATTCAATCAGTGAACATTCCTGGAGTAACTATCGGAGACTCTTCAAGAAATTACTCTACGGGTAAAGCTTCGATTCCCGGTGACAATCTGGAATATAATGAACTGTCAATCACATTCATTATCGATGAGTCTCTGAATGGATGGAGGGAGATATACAACTGGATACGCGGTCTCGCACCAACATCCATTGGTAAAAATGATATGGAGACAGACACATCGAATCAATACAAGTCGTTAATGGATTCAAATCATGGAATTTTATCTGATGCTACTCTGATACTGCACACCAACTTATCAAACCCGAATATCAAATTCGAATTTAAGGATGTGTATCCATTATCATTGGGGGATATGGAAATGAATGTCTCTGGAACCAGTGTTGATGCTATAACAACTACAGTCGAATTCAGATACACGAGATATGACATCTCAGTCATAGAGAGTATGGAATCACAAGCAGTTGAAGGAAATACTCTTTGATTTTTAATTCCAAGATATTTTGTTATATTATATAGAAATATAATAAAAAAGGATGTATTATGGCACTGGCACAGAAAGTCCTTTCCCAACTGTGGGTTTTTCCTGATCAACGGTAGGTTGGAGGTTGAATGAGATTATAGATGCAACCGTTGGCTCATTCAAATTGCAAAAACAGGTACGGTAGTTCGAAAGGTATAACGCCGTCCTCCCCATCACATTCAGAGTGGTTCGAGATATACCAAGCTGGGAATCTGAAATACCCCGGTAAGAGAAGACAATTAGATATACGCCGTGAATTTATTTCACAACATATAGTATATCGGGTATCTGTGTATTAGTGTAAAATCTGGTACAACTGAGAAGTGAGGCCATCGGTCTAGCATAGATACTTACATCACTGAAACCAATCGTGACAGTCTTCCTCTTTTCGAATGCAGTAGGCTTACTGTGTTCTATAAGAGGATAAAATTATGATATTAGGTTATCTAGAGGATTAGATTATGATTAATTATCTAAAGGATTAAATTAGATTATGATAAATATTGATACTATAGAATCTGAATGGGAAAAGGATTGTGAAATAAATCCACTAGCACTTGATAATGAAGCACTTGATATAAGTAAACTTCATAACAAGTACCTAAAATATTATAATCAAACTAGATTATATGTACTTCAATTGGAAGATAAATTAGCTGATGAAAATAAGTTAAAAACCTTATATTATACAGGTAAATTATCAAAAGAAGAATTAGATGATGCTAGTTTGGAACCATTTCCTCATAAGATTCTTCGTAATGATGTCAAGCAATATCTTGAAACTGATGATTCTGTAAAGAAAATTAAAAACAGGATTGAGTATTATAAGATTGTTATTGAGTACCTGAAGAACATTATCGAACAAATCAACAAACGAAACTTTAGTATCAAAGCTGCTATAGATTGGAAGAAGTTTACATCAGGAGTTGCATGACACTAAGTACTGATATCATAGTAAGAAAGGTTAATGAGGTCTATATGCATATAGATTGTGATGCTAGTACCTTATATGAAATACAAGATAACTTTTCATTTTATGCTCCTGGGTATAAGTTCAATCCTAAGTTCAAGAATAAGATATGGGATGGGAAGATTAGGCTTTTCAATTTATCATCAAGAACTCTTTATATAGGTCTTTATCCTAATCTAGTTGAGTTCGCTAATGAACGTGGATATACTATATCATCGGATATACTTATCGACTCATCTGGTGTTACTTATGATAATGACATCATATCAGAATCTAAATATGAACCACGTGATTATCAGGTAGATGCCATCAAGCATGCATTAGATAACAAGCGATGTGTTCTTCTAAGCCCAACTGGATCCGGTAAGTCATTTATCATATACAACATTATCCGTCATATTGATAGAAAGACACTCATTATTGTTCCTACAATTAGTTTGGTTCATCAGATGCGTTCTGATTTCATTGATTACTTTTCTCCATCAGAAGACCTCATTTATGCCATAACAGCTGGCGTACCAAAGACAACTAATCTTCCAATCGTCATCAGCACATGGCAATCTATTTATCAACAACCAAAAGAATGGTTTGACCAATTTGATGTTGTTATTGGCGATGAGTGTCACCAGTATAAGGCAACCTCCCTTATATCAATCATGGAGAAATGCGCTAATGTTTCTTGGCGGATTGGTACCACTGGCACAGTGTCAAATAAGGACTCTAAGGTAAATGTGTTAACACTAGAAGGTCTTTTTGGACCAGTGTACAAAGTTGCTACCACAAAGGAGCTCATGGAATCAAAACATCTTTCACAGTTTCGCATAAAGGCACTTGTCCTAAAGCACACCAAAGAAGATTCCGTTGCAGTTCGCAAGTTGGATTATCATGGAGAACTTGACTTCTTTGTTTCTCATCAGAAGAGGAATCGATTCATCGCTAAACTTGCGTTGGCTCAAACAAAGAACACTCTCATCCTTTTTCAATTTGTTGAGAAACATGGTAAAGTGCTTCATAATCTATTGAATGAGATGAATGATGGGTCTAAGAAGATACATTATGTGTCGGGTGAAATCAGTGGTGAAGATAGGGAACATGTCCGATCAACATGTGAAAACTCTGACAATAACATCATCGTTGCGTCGTACGGAGTCTTTGCGACAGGCGTGAATATCCGTAACCTCCATAACATCATTTTCGCTATGGGTTTCAAAAGCCGGATCAAAAACCTACAATCAATTGGTAGAGGGCTTCGTTTGAATGATGATAAAGATTATGCTACTCTTTATGACATTGTTGATGATTGCTCTGTGAAGTCAAAGCAAAATTTCTCAGTCAAGCATTTCATCGATCGAATCCAGATATACAACGAAGAGAAGTTTGACTTTAAGATACATGTCATAGACCTTTGATTTTGTTTTTTACATTTTTTGTTATATTATATAGAAATATAGAAAATAAAGGTCTTATGGATCTTTATAATTTATCGTCGGTCGAATTAGCTGATTACAGTCGTGGAGAGGTTAGTTTGTATCCTCGTTGAAACATCTATTTTACCGTTTTTTTATTAAAAGGAATAATTATACTACAATAATGAGAGAAAGAGAATTTGTTTGTCAGGGTCGTTTCAAGGGTTGCGCTCGTGGTGCGAGCGTATACGCACGACCGGGAGAGAGCATCAATAGTCTCCTTGGGCGCTTTAAGAAGTCTGTTATGGACTCCAACATACTTGAAGAGTATAAAGAGGGTCTTGAGTTTGTCAAACCATCTGCCAAGGCAAGACAGAAGAAAATGATGAGAAAAAGGAGATCTAGATTATCTAATATAGACTAATGCAATATGAGCAAGAAATACGTTGACAATAAGAAACTGTATTCTGTGCTCCGTGACTATCAATTGAAACAAGAAGAGGCTATTGATAAAGATAAGGAGAGACCTCGTATTCCAGAATATGTTGGGGAATGCATTCTTCTTATTGCGCGGAGACTAAGCACAAAGTCACAGTTCTATAATTACCCATACAAGGAAGATATGATATCTGACGGGGTTGAGAATTGTCTACTCTACATGGATAATTTTGATCCCGATAAGTCAGAGAACCCATTTGCATATTTCACGCAGATAATCTACTATGCATTTCTTCGTAGGATACAAGGAGAGAAGAAACACCTCTATATTCAATACAAACTTCAAGAGAGTAATGGGTTTGGAGCTATGAACTATACTGGGGATCAAATAGAGGTACAGAGAGATGGACTTGATGTTGAAAGGATAAACAATTTCATTACTACGTATGAGAAATATAAGAAAGTGAAATAATGAAAGTTGCCTTAGTGACCGATATACATTTTGGTGTTCGTAATGATAATACAATATTCCTCGACCATCAACTTTCTTTTTTTGATAAGGTATTTTTCCTATATCTGAAGAAGAACAAGATTGACACTATAATCAATCTTGGTGATACCTTTGATAGACGTAAGTACATAAACTACAACACGTTATATCACGCAAAACAGTCCTTCTTTGATGTACTTCAGAAGGAGGGCATGACTATGCATGTGATTGTTGGTAACCATGACACCACGTTTAAAAATACAAACGAGGTGAACTCACCGTCCCTCATCTTCCGAGAGTATAATAACATAGTCCGATATCCAAAGCCAACCTTAACAAACATTGGTGGCATGGATGTCATTATGATGCCTTGGATAAACCAAGACAATCAAGAAGAGGCATATAAGATGATGAGGTCTGGTGGATCATCAATTATGATGGGTCATTTTGAGTTATCGGATCAGGTGTTGAAAGGAAAGTTTAAGTTTGAACACGGAGTGAAGATTGATGATATCACGAAGTTTGAGTATGTGTTTAGTGGGCACTATCATAATCGAGTAGTGAAAAAGAATTTCCATTACCTTGGATCACCATTTCATTTTGATTGGGGGGACGCTGGAATGGAACGAGGATTCCATGTTTTTGATACCGAAAAAAGAACCCTCAAATTCGTAAAGAACCCAAATAGCTTATATCAGAAGGTTGTGTGGGATGACAATGGAGAGACAACCTCTGGACTTGATATCGTGTCTTTAAACCCCGATGTCTATAAGGAGAAGTTTGTAAAGGTAATTGTAAAGTCAAAGGCAAATCCATATTCCTTTGATACGTGGATAGAGGCGATTGAAAATTGTGGGCCCCACAATGTTGTTATTGAGGAGCCAAACATTCATTTGGTAGATGAGGATGTTGATGTGGATTCTATTGAGGATACCCTCACCACTCTGAAGAAGTACATCAACTCATCATCAGAGTTTGAAAATAAGGATAAGTTGTTATATTTAATGGAAGAATTATACAATGAAGCCCTGAGCACAAATATATGAGTATCATTTTCGAAAAACTCCGATACAAGAACTTTCTATCAACCGGCAATTATCTCAATGAGATATCCCTAAACAGTCATGAGGTAACTGTCGTGTCGGGTAAAAACGGGCATGGTAAATCTACAATGCTAGATGCTTTATGTTACTGTCTCTTTAATAAGGGGTTCAGAAACATACCAAAGGGTAAGTTTATAAACTCTATCAATGGTTCAGGTTTACTTATTGAGGTTGATTTTTCAATCGGAAACAAAAAATACACAGTAAGGCGGGGAGCCAAACCAACCATTTTTGAAATATTGGTAAACGGGGAGATGATAGACCAGGTCGCTAATGTTCGTGATCAACAACAGTATTTGGAAAAAAGTATACTTGGTTTAAACTGGAAAGCGTTTACTCAGGTTGTTGTTTTGGGATCCGCTGCCCATGTCCCTTTTATGCAGTTAAAGGCTAGTGATAGACGGGAGATTGTTGAGGAACTTCTTGACCTACAAGTATTTTCTCATATGAGAAACATACTGAAGGACAGGTTCGATGATGTAAAATCCAGCCTTGTGCATGTCAACAGTGAAATAGAAGTTCTTAAAACACGAATCGAATTGGAGCAACGATATCTGAATAAGTCAGATAAGGATGATGAGGACCGACTGAAGAAGTCCCAAGAGACAATCGATGAGACCAATGGCTTGATTGAGATAGAGAAGAATTCGATCTCAAAAATTGTTGAAGAAGAGATATCGAGATTTAACATCGAGGATCTTGGTACTACCCTTACTATCAACAAGAAAAAGTTGTCGGATCTAGAGAATATCAAGATAAAACTAGACCACAAAATAAGCCTCCTTAACAAAGAGATTCTCTTTTTCAACGACCATTCGACTTGCCCAACCTGCAATCAAGAGATAACCGACGACTGGAAAACATCAGCGGTATCAGATAGGTCGGATATCATAGAAGAATATGAAGTGGGGATGAAACGATTGTCTGATAGAATGTCGATGTTGAATTCCAACATAGAAGAGATTGAAAGAGAACTTGATGACGTTAAAATATATCAGAATAAGATTGCGTCTCATAAGTATAACATATCTCTACATGAGAAGTTCATTGAAAAAATTCAAAGAGATATCGATGACTCAACAAAAAAGACTGATATTGATGCAGACAAGTCACAATTAGATGAAAACATAAACCAGATTGTTGAGAAGGAGAAGAGTAAGGAATCGTATATAGAGACAAAGGAATTGTACACCAATGCGGGGTTGTTGTTAAAAGACACCGGCATCAAGGCAAGTATCATACGACAATACATCCCAATCATCAATCACTTTATGACTCAGTATCTCTCGACTATGGACTTCTTTGTTAAGTTTGAACTAGATGAGAACTTTGAGGAGTCTATAAAGTCAAGACATCTCGATGATTTCAAGTACGCTAATTTCTCTGAGGGCGAAAGACGGAGGATAGACATTTCCCTTATTTTCACATGGAGAGATATTGCTCGTAAGAAAAATTCAATGAACACAAACCTGCTCATTCTCGACGAAGTATTTGATTCAGCTATGGACTCGGATGGCAATGATTCTCTCAGAAAGATATTGAAAGGAATGCCAAATTTGAATGTCTTCATTATCACCCACAACCAATCGATAATGGAGGGATATGATTCTGATGGAAAATCAAGAAGACTGGAGTTTGAGAAGAGAAAAGGTTTTAGCTATATCAAAGAAAAATAAGAAGATGAAGTTAATTGAACCCAATGCCGAGATAATAAACATCAGTGGTGATCTTAAAACGATTGAACTGGCGGCAAGGACTTGCTATAAATCAGAAGACAAAATATCCGAAGATGGAGAATCAGCCAAAAGACTTGTCAGGGTTCTTGTGGACCGTGGGCATAGCGCAATGTTGGAGTTTGTTGATATTAGTGTTCGTTTCACTACAGATCGCGGGATTGCTAACGAAATAGTCCGACACCGTATCGCTTCTTATGCTCAGGAGAGTACTCGATACGTGAATTACAAGAACCGAGAAATGGAGTTTATTGAGCCTGAGTGGGTAAAGGACTTCTCTGATAAGGAGTGGGCTTCGTTTGTTGAGTACCTACAAACAGCGGAGAATATGTACTGTAACTATATAGATATAGAGAACAAGATAGGAACACCCCAGGACGCTCGGGCTATACTCCCTCTTTGTCTCAAGACAGAACTTGTCATGAAGACGAATCTGAGATCTTGGATGAACTTCTTTGAACTTCGGACATCACCAGCTGCTCATCCTGAGATGCGTAGAATTACCATACCACTGTGTAAAAAGTTCCAGGAGGCCATACCAATTGTTTTTGATGATTTTTGTTTTTGATAAATTTTTGTTATATTAAGTATGGATGAATAAACCAAACCTTATGATGTGATTATGAGTGAAAGAAAGCTGGCGACCATTCGCCGAATTGATGCCCTAAATCCTATTGAGGGGGCAGACAAGATTGAGGTAGCAACCATCGGTGGATGGAAGGTTGCATGCCAGAAGGGACTTTACAGCGTTGGGGATCTTGTTGTATATTGTGAGATCGACAGCTGGATCCCAACCGAGGTAGCGCCTTTCCTCACCAAGGAAGGACAGGAACCAAAGGAGTTTTATAGAGAGAAGGGTGAGAGACTACGAACTGTAAAGTTGCGAGGTCAGATCAGCCAGGGTCTAATACTTCCTTTGAGTGAGACTAATGTTATGTATAACGACTCAACATCACATACAAATCTATCTGAACTGAATCTTGAGGAGGGGGCAGATGTCACCGAGCTTCTTGGTATTCTAAAGTATGAAGCTCCAATTCCTGCTTGTCTTTCTGGTATGGTGAAGGGTGCATTCCCCTCTTGGATTCCTAAGACTGATGAGGAGAGGATACAGAACCTCTCCAACGAATGGGAGGATATCCAACGGGATGATTGGTTTGTCACCGAGAAGGTTGACGGAACCTCTTTCACCTGCTACATTAAGGGTGACGAATTTGGTGTCTGTTCCCGTAACATGGATTTAAAGGAGACAGAAGGCAATACTCATTGGAAGGTTGCTTGTGCCCTTGGTCTTGAGGAGAAGATGCGAGATATGCGTGAGTCTTTCGGTCGAGTTGACTTTGCTATTCAGGCCGAGCTACTTGGGGAAGGTATTCAGAAGAACCGATACAATATAAAGGGTCACGATATCTACGTTTTTAACATCTACAATATCACAGATGGTGTCTTTTTTGGATTCACTTCTGTTGAGAATATGTGTAGAGATCTTGGGATCAACACTGTCCCTCTGATTTCTAATACGTGGAATCTTCGTGAGGAGACAATTGAGTCTCTTCTGAAGAAGGCTGATGCATCCTCTACATTGAATCCAAACACTACAAGGGAGGGTATTGTCTTCAAGACCTATAATCGAGAGAAGAGCTTCAAGGTAATCAGCAACAAGTTTCTGGCAAAGAATGAGTAAGATTACAGACGGAGTGATTTGTCCTATATGCTTTTACGATGACAAAAGATGTTACAAATGAAAAACACAATCAAGTTCATACGATACCTCAT